ATTAAAAGATACAGCCGTAGAAAAGAGCAGTTTCAAAATGAAGAATCACTAGAACGCTTTCTAGTCAGCATTTTTGATACATACAATCAAAAATTTCTAAACAGAAGCCATAAAGGTTTTCAACAGGTAACCGATACATTAGTTTCAATGTTTACTGAGTAACTAATTATTTTGCAGGAGGACAATTTATTTACACAAAATTATTGACGCTCCCAACAATTTTGTTTGTATATCGGATAGTATATAAATATTAAAATTGCTTGTATATAAGAAACAAGCTATATTTTTACTATCTAAATAGTATGCAGTTTTACTAACAAATTAGCTAACAATATTAGCAACTATATCAACAACTATATGTACTTCCCCTCAAAAATGAGGGGCTATTTTTATCGTTTAGGAATATTCAAGTACCAGCGTTTATCATGAAAATCTTGTGCTCCGCCTTTAGTGTTCCCTTCTGGATCATTCGTTGCCCGCATCATTACATAGACTTTCTTACTAGGAAAATTACGCATATTGAAAGATACATGATAACCAACATTTCCAGAAGTATTATAAGCTTGATTTACATCTGATCTATAAATTCCATCAGCTCTTACTCGAGCTAATTCTTTCCCAGTATTGTAATCCATAATGAAGATATACTCGTATTTATAGTTAGCAATGTGCCATCCAGCTACATGCAAATTTGCATTTTCGATTTCTCCAAACTGATCAATGTGGGCGTAATTCGTTCCATCTGTCAGTGTAGGATTAGCTGCACCAGCTCGTGTTGGATCAATGACAGGCTTGTTTTCAGAAGTTGTTGGATTTTCATCGGTAAATCCATGAGCTAAATCATATGCTAATTTTTCTTTACTTACGCCCATTTCAGAAAGATAACCGTAAGGATCTGTATGATCGCCCCAGATGTTTTGTGTTACCCATAAATGTGATTTGATTCCTGGTTGGTTATAAGGCGTGTCCAATGTAAGCGGAATACCGTATTTCTTAGCGGAATCTCTCGCCAATTCAACGTATGCTTTATAGTTCTTTTCAAAAGTTGCTTTATTATGTGTGTGTTGTAACTCAATCTGCACAGGACTGTTGGCATTAGCATACGAACCAGCACCGTACTGTACATAACCAGGTTGTCCAACTTGGTAAACAATTCCGCCATCACCCACAATGTAAGCAGTGTAAGCACTAGTCCATGAACGTTGCATATACTGCGCTTCATTGCGTCCTGTTGCTGTTTCATTAGCCGTTTCATGCAGTAAAATGTACTGATTATTTGCTACTTGTGAGCTACCTTCATTTGCGCCCAAATTAAATTCATTGTTGATAGTATAGGCAAACCCATTAATTGGCAATAAAAAAAGAGCCGTTAATAGGCTCATCGCAGTAATAGTAATTTTCTTTTTCATTTGTTTCCTCCTATTTTTTCAAATTATAAGCCGACACACCAGTGATAACACCTAAAAATGTTGCTACTGCATTGATAGTGAGTACTGTCATATCTGTTCCATTCCATCCATACGCTTTCCCTAACGTGGCTACTAACACAGAAGCAGCTGGTAATACTGTTAAAACTGCCCATTTAATGACTTGATAATACTTATCGGGTAAAATCATTTCTTCTCACCTCCTTTACAATTTAGTCAAGAAATAGCCAATGATCGTAATGCCTAAACCGATCATGTAACCCCACGACCATTTATTATTGGCTTTCATTTCTTTGATATCTTCCGCATTATTAAGCGCAATAGAATATGCCTGATCCGCTCTATCTTTTGCACTTTCCGCTTTTTCGCGTAATAATTCGTAATTATCCAGTTTCGTTTCAATACGCACTAAGCGTTCTACCACGTCTTGTATTGCTTCGTCTTTCAACCAACTAGCCTCCTTTCATTGCAAAATAAAAAACACCCTCCTTTGAGCGTGTTGATAGCAAAATTATAAATATTGTATTAATCAGATAGTCTAGTCAAGACTAAAGTACGGCAAGATGTAAATTGTAAAATTCCATCTGCAACGCCGATTTCAGTACGCATATTTAGTACATCGTTTACTTCTAAATCAGTTACAATGTTTCCGCTAGCTGCAAATCTATTTTGCAAGGCGTCGACCCCATAAGATACTAAATTATCAACAGAAGTTCCATCTTTATATAAATCAGTATATAACCATGAAGCATATTTCCTGCCCAATTGCACACGTATTTGCGCACTAATTGAATACTTACCAGCTTTTAAGCATTTAACGTATCCGTTAGATTGACGTTCGAAATGTGTTTCTCCTACAGCTGTAGTAGTATACCCTGTTCCTACTCCATACTCCGCTACTTTCGTTTTGTTAGAGACTTCACCTTGTGCGCCATAAAATGCGGTAGTAGCTGTATCATTAATGCGTTCATCGATCTTATTGTCTAATTCATCTATAGCAGTCGCATTAGCATTCGCTTTTGTTTGAGCACCCTTAGCTGTGGTGTCTACTTCATTAATTGAAGCAGTCAACTGCGAATTAATCTCCGATACTTTCCCATCGGTATAATTGTTTGCTTTACCAGTAATTTCAGAAATTTTAATATCTGTGGCCAAATTATCTTCGACATATTCTGGTGCTAGATCCCAAACATAATCTTTTGGATTGTTTGAATCACGCATACCAGTACCACGATATTTATACTCACTAATATTCGGAGTTCGTGTGTTGCCTTTTTCGATCTTGAGCCAGTCGATTTGAACAGTACCATATGTTGCAGAATTAGGTTTTTGCCATAACGCTACTCTAAGTAAATTTGTCGTTTCACTAGTATTTCTGGCTGTAAAAGTGGCACTCCACACATTTGCCAATCCTTCCACAGGAAGTAAAGTTGCCTGATACTGCGACTGCGACTGCTGGTAATTTGCATCTCCGTAGTATAAGTGGAATTCTTTATTAGCTGGCTTAGTCCCTTTTAAAGATACCGTATAAGTTTCACCTATTATTAATTCTTCTGAAATATCAAAGCCAGAAATAGGATTGTTTGGTGTTATAATTGGGAACTTAGCATTTGTTACCAAATTCTCACCCAAAGCCACCTTACTCAAATAATACGGCGCATCGAGTAAATTTGGTTGATATGGTGTGGCTGTTGAGCCTTCTTCGAGTTTAGCGTGTCTCAAACGTAGTTTGCCGGATAGGCTGTTATTAGCGTCTTTATTTTGTAGCATTATAAGCCAGCTTTCAGCGTTATCACTCGCAGCAGTAATTTTAACGGTGCCAGTTAGTTTTTGCCATACACCCTTAGTAGCAGTTAATGTATTACGCGTATATAGCTCTGATACCCAGTTAGGCATTTTAATATATCTTAGGCCTATCTTGCTAGGGTCTCCAGTGAAATCGCCTTCTAACATAATTTCTACACTCACGGTATATGTTTTGCCTGTTAATAGGGCTGGTTGACTTTTCGGTTTTAATACCTCTAATTTATGGTTTGGATCAAGCGTAATCACTACCTCGTCACCATCATCTACAACAGATAAGGCACCACTACCTTGCGAGAAGCTATCAGCGTTTATATTAGCCATCAAATTCGGATTCCCCGAATAATCATAGCCCCCGAAATCAATGCTGTTACTGTACATCACTTGTAAGTTACCTAACTTAGAAATTTCTTCTTTCAGAGCATCTAACTTGTCTTGTAGCGTTTTAGCTTGACCAGTTAAATCAGTAATCTGTTGATTTAAGCTATCCACTCTACCTTTAGTTTCAGCCATAAAAGCATCAAAAGTTTCATTATACTTTCGAATCAACTCTTCTAATTGCGAAACATATTCATCGGCTTGACCTTGCGAAATGTCAGACACTCCTAGTGAGAAAAAAATGATATCTTGCGTTGTTAGAATTTGATTGTCTTTTCTATATTCTACGTAGCAGTGTTTATAATATCCTGCTTCACTCATAAATGTGCCATCAAGAGAAAACGTGACTTCTTCACTAGTTACGCTAGTTGCAACACTATCTACGTAACGGTTAGATGGTGTTGTTCCTTTTAAAGTAAATGTTCCGCCACTCGTATCCATCTGCAAGCCATTTAAATATGGTTTAACCGTCACCGTAATCCCTTTATCACCCTGACGAGCCATAATAGCTTTGGTGTAGTTTAATTCTTTGCTGAAATCTAAAGCCAAATTATATAAACTGCTAGCCATTTATATACCTCCTTGTCTTCGTTTTAAAAACGTTTTTGGTCAAGCACTGTGCTATCATATGCTGTATCCTCTTTTAATCTAATATCTTCATACCCTAGTCGATGTGCCACTAAATTCCATCTAACCAATACGTTTGGCTTACTAGTTTCAATGATGAAATGGTCAACATCTTCATGAGTAACAGCACACAAAACTAGTTCTGTAGGTGTCACATGTGTCATATACCGACTTAGATTTACTGTCTCAGCAAACATGGGGTCAATATCAACACGAACTTTACCATCATCACCTGTAACGGCTTCCCCATAATCAGCGAAATAATATTCTGGAGTTTCATAAGCGTTCAATAGTCGTTGTCCATAATGCTCTGTCGGTACGGTTGAGTTTTTAGTACCTCTAACAGTAAAATCTTTATATACTTGTACCGTTGATTGTTCAAACCTAGCAAGTTTCCCATCTTCCCATGAACCAAAAAAACAACCTGGTAACGTTAGCATACCATCACTAGTAAATTTCATAGTCCTACCAGCTACCTTAAATTCCCATGAGTTACCCGCACTACCATTAATGCTTAAAGAACTACCGTCGCCAGAAGTTACATAACTAGCATTGCTATACCTGAAATTGGGCGCACCAAAAGATAGAAACGGTCTGTTATTACCATTATCCCACGTACTAAAAACCAAGTTACCCTGTGGATTTCTAATCATGAAACCACCACCAGTTTTCATGGTGTATGATACAATACCGGCATCAGCACTTACATAATCACGTGCTTCTAGCTCCATAATATCTTTGTTAACTTTTTTTGAGTACCAAGTCATTTTGCCATTAGCAATACTTGTTTTATAATCAGTGCCATCACTAATTAATGTAGTACCTCTAATAGTAATTCCTACTATTTCACCAGCCGTAATAAACGAGGCATTGAATCCGCCATCTAATGTCCATGCGGTTTCATATGTTCCATTAATGCCAGTTTTAGAAAAACCAATACCAGCATTGTTGATTTGTAAAACATTCCTTGCGGTATTCTTATCTGGTGTGTCCATAATCAAAATACGACTAGGCGCTTCTTTAGGATCTAATAAAACATAACCACCATTTTGACCAGTAATCATATCAGTTTGATGATCTACAATATCATTGATTAAATCACTGATTTCGCCACCATTTTTCAATTGATCAATGGCATCATTAATCAAATTGCTTACATTATTCTCTGTGTTTTCTAAGAAGTTTGTTTTGACGTTTCCTACAACTAATTTATCGTATGAATTGGTTAGAACATTAAACGTATATTCCACAATTCTCGCTGACATATTCACTTTTAACTGTGGATGATACACATCTACTCCGTCACCCATCGAAACTTTTTCTAGATCAACAAATTTTTCATAGCCTCTTTGATGCCTCAATGGTACTAATTCAATCGAACCACTCACTTGTGGTTTTTGTTTATCTATGTTTGTTTTCAACCAGTCTTTAGCAGCTTCCCTTAATGTGGCTACATCAGTCGCTTTGTCTTTAAAATCAACAAAAGAAACATATCCAGCAGGATAATCATCCACGTAATCCGTGAAAATAACTTCTTCTGGTAGAGTGATCTCGTCTTCTCCTTCTGAAGAGCTGCTAATGAATGGATAAACTCCAACTAAAACACTTTGAGCATCAATCTCTAAGTCAAGACCAGTTAAGTTTTTAGTATAAATCGCTTTGATTTTATGATCCGTACCTAGACTTTTTTCATGACGTAATGTGTTATTATCTTTTAGAAACTCACCATGAAATCGATCTAGAATAGATCCCTCTTTTCCACCAAAGAATTCTAAAAAATTCGCCTTTTCTATCTTCACATTAGCAAGCGTATCTACTAATGACGAGAAAGAAAACTGCGAAGGGATAGCTGGTTTCGCTAAAACTTTTGCGTTTTGCCATGCCTGAGTAGCAGTGATTTTTTCTGTTCCGCTGTCATATTTATTCAACACCGATTTTCTTATATCATTGAAAATAGGTTCAGCTTTTACTTCTATCGTATTGCCTATTACAGAAGTTTTTGCATAATAAATCCGTAGACGCTGTTTTGCTCGATTTTCATCTACATAACACTGAATAATACGTCCTTCTACAATCAAATCTGCATTAGTTCCGTTTATTGAATAAGTACCCTGAAATATCTCGGCTCCGTTTAGTTTATTGCTAACAGTAGCTGTTAACCAGTCTGACAAAGCGCCTAAACCTTGCGTATCATATAAATGTTCAGCTAAATTATTCGCGTCATTTTTATCGTAAATAGTTATTAAATTATCGATCATCTATTTCACCTACCTTAACCCATTACGATAAATTTGTATTTTGCTCAAACCAGTACAATTAAAATGATTAATATCCACTTGCAACGTTGGATATTGCATGGTCTTCATTTTGTTGGACCGATCTAAAATATCTCCGTCCGATTGCTCTTCGTAGCAAAGCATCAAATCACTATCAATGACTATGTCAGTTCCCACTACTAAGCCTTCAAAACTAAACACATAATCATTTAAGGTGAATTGGCATGAAGTAGCTGAAGGAGTGATGATAATCTTTGGAAAACTTTCTTCTAAACTATTATTCAGCAAGTTAAATGACTGTGGTTTATCTACGGTTATAGGTACATCTTCTTGAACTCTTGCGAATGGTTTCGCAGTGATATTTACATCGAACTCTCCCCATTCAACAATATCGTTTTCTGCATCCCCAATATCGATAGTCTGGATAACATAATAGACGTTGGGATCATCAGAGAATTCTAATTTCTTTGCATAGTTTAACCAATGACGCATGATATAAAACGATTGCTTGAATGCTTGATGGTCTTCCACATCTTCTAAATAGTTATAGTGCAATGTAAACGACATGTCTTCAAACGAGTAATCTTGTACTAAGCCACCTAGCCGTCCTAAAACAGAAGTTTCAACTCTCTGTCTTTTTGGAGAAGGTATGGTTGGTCTTTCCGCTAAAGCCAATTTATGCAAATAATCAGGAAATCCATCGATTATAGAATGTATACAATCAGTCATTTTTTCACATCCTTTTTAAAACTAAAAAAACAGGAGAAATACTCTCCTGTTTAACGCCATGCCGAAGCATTATCATTTTGAACTTTTGTAATGCTATCAATGATTTGTTGAGTTGTTTGCTTCATAGTAACCTCATCTGCGTTACCATCAATTGTGAAATTGAATTCGTAATTGTTCACAGGTTGAATCGTTTGTGCCCTAGATGAAACTGAGGTGCTACTCAAGATACGATCCCCAATTTCTTGCAGCACAGATCTTTTCAAAGGTAAAACTGCTTCAGGTCCTGCTTCACCGACACCGATAATATTTGGAGAATTAAACACACTACCTTTCGCATACCAATCAACACCCAATGTTGGGATTTTCCCCTTCAATGGATTGAATTCTCCGCTCAATTTAAAATGTGGTAACGGAATATGTGGTATAGAAATATTCAAATTATCAAAGACACTACTGATTTTATCTCTAATCCAATCAATCGGAGCGCTAACAGTCTTTTTGATACCTTCCCATATATTAGCTATCGTGCTTTTAACATTATTGAATATGTCGGAAACAATACCTGTTAGATTGGACCAACCGCTTGAAATTGCATTTTTTCCATCGTTTACTTTAGAGCTAATAGTGCTTGTAATTCCATTCCAAAGATTCAAAGCAGTGTTTTTGATACCGTTCCAAATTCCGCTGATCCACGAAGATATACTATTCCAAACACTTTGAATGGCACTTTTAGCTGCGTTTATAGCATTGCTTATACTACTAGTCACGCTACTCCAGATATTTGATGCTGTAGAGCTGATTGAATTCCAAATTCCACCTAACCAACTAGATACAGTTGACCAAATATTTTGAATTACTGTAGCAGCTGCTTGTACCAAGCTAGTGATTGTATTCTTGATACTATTCCAAATACTAGAAGCTGTTGCACTAATTGAGTTCCAAATATTTGAAGCCGTAGTACTAATAGATGTCCATATACCATTCCACCATGCCACTACTGGATCAAATATAGTATGGAATGTAGTTACAATTCCATTCCAAGCGATGCTTATCCATTGTGTCATAGTATCCCAAGTATTTTTAAGGAAATCAGAAATAGGTGTCCAAACAGCTTGCCAAGCTGCGCCTAATAACTGTCCAGCTACATCAAAGATACCCACGATAATATTAATACCAGCTTGAATCAATGACGTTATTAATGTCCATGGTATTTGAACAATTCCTACAATGTCTGCCCAAATAATCGACCATACTTCTTTGACTCCGTTCCAAATATTTGAAACCCAATCAACGAATGCTTGCCAAGTCTCTTGGACTCCTTGCCAGATGTTGGAAGCTCCTTCAACTAATCCGCTCCATAACTCTCCAAACCAATCAGAAACTCCTTGCCAAATTTCTTGAACCCAATCTACAAATCCAGACCAGGTTTCTTTGACTCCATCCCAAACTGATGAGGCACTTTCTTTTATACTTTCCCAGGTATCACCTAACCAATCGGTAAATTTTTTCCATAAATCACTAAACCAGTCAGTGATTGCGCCCCAGTTTTGAAACGCTGTAATTACAATCGCTATTACAGCTGCAACGCCCGCTATAATTCCTATTATTGGCAGCAAAACTGTAGAACCAAATGTGCCAACTATCGTAACAACTGCGGTTATAACAGGAGCTAATGTGCTTAATAATGCTAGAATTCCTCCAAGAGCTAAAATGAAATTTTTCATTGGCCCATCAAGTTTACTCCACCATTCGGCTAATCCTTGCAAAGCTTTCGCTCCTGCTTGCAACCCTTTGATAAACACAGGCAGTATATCTTCACCCAATGAGGCATAAAAATCTTCTAACGCTTGCTTTGCTCTTGTCATTTGGTTTTCTAAACCATCAGACTCCCTACTAGCCTGACCTGTAGCACCGGCTAATTTTTGCATATCTTCAGCATATTGAACTCGAACTGCTTGCTTGGTAGCCTCATCTAAATCAGACCATTTTTGCGTTTGTGGGCCTAATTCTTCATTTATTTTATCTTGCGCATCTTTAAGTTTTAAAGCAGCCTCTCTTGCTTCTAAAGATCCTTCACCATGTTTCTTAATAGCATCAGCATACTTAGATTGTGCTTTTTCAACAGCTAACAATGACTCTTCACTGGCTTTTTTTGCTCCTTCAGTCGCTGGTATCAAATTATGCTTAACAGCATAAGCTGCCATTTGAGTATCATTAGCAAATAAACCTATTTGCTCCCCACCTTCGTAGTTCCCTTTTATAAATGAATTAAGAGATTCACTAGCATCATCCATAGACTTATCGTAAAAAGCTGCTGCATCTGCTGCTAACTGAGTACTATCACCAGCTAACTCCATAGCTTCTTTGGTATCATATCCAAGTCCTTTAAACATTGACGTATATTGTGTAAAAACAGGCTTGATCGTATTTGGTAACATTCCAAATTCTTCAGCCATTCCCTCAACGGCGTCCTGTGCTTCCCCTTCTAAAGAGCCAAAGACTTGTTTAAATTGGGCCTGCATAGCTTGTGCTTTTCCAGCTGCTTCAATAGACTTACTACCTACATCAATAAGCTTATCTCCGATCACTGACAAGTGATCAGTAGCTTCCATTAAATTACCCATATCAAGTTTTTTGCCGATATCATCTACTGTGGAGGTATCAACGTTTTTAGCAGCATTACTTAATTCTTCGAATTCTCTTTCCGCATCATTAAGCTTAGTTTTCATTTCTAAAGCTTCGGTAGATGTTTCTCCAAATTCTTTTTGTGTGGCATCTAATTGTTTTTTTAGCACTTCGATTTTTTGTTCAGCAATATCACTCTGTTTGCCGACATATTCTTGTGCTTTTGCTAATTTTTCAGATTCTGTAGCAGACTGGCCAGCAGTTGCTTGCCATTTTTTATATTCGGATTCTACTAATGATGCGCTTGACTTTAGATGTTGTTGCTCATTATCTAAGTCTTTCATAGTTGACTCATACGTTTTAAATTCACCTTTAGATTGAGCCAATGCCTTACTCGTTTTATCTATATCATTAGATAACCTTTGCTGAGCTGTTTGTTGATTAATCAGTTCTCTTTCAAGTTTCTGAACTTCGGTGGAATTTTCTCCATAATATTTTTTGGCATTGGCTAAACGTTGACTAGTTACTTCAACTTTTTGACTTTGTAATTCATACTGCTTTTCTAAAGAAGATAATTTACTTCCTAACTTGTCTGATTCAGAACCAGTCTGTTGTAATTGAGCTTGTTCTAGTTTTAATTCTGCTCTATTTTTAGTTAATTCAGCACTGATTTCTTTTAACGTAGATTTCAATCCGTCATCGTTAGCTATGAAAGTTACTTCTGCTTCCGTTCTCTTTTTAGCCATTTTTTACCTCCTTTCCTTTAGTTTTTCTGGGATTGATTTATTGCATAGTTCTTCCATCCTTCATAAGCGCTCTTGTTGTAAGCCATTTGCAAAATGTCATCTAAACAGATATCGCTTAAAACCAAATCTGAAGGCATAGAAAAAACGTCGGTCAACATCGAATAGACATCGACCCACGTTTCAACTAAGAGCTTTGGCATTTTTACTTTTGAAGCTTTTTTTCCTTATTTGCTTTTTCGAATTCTTTTTGATAGGCATCACGTGCTTGTTTGAACATCATAGTACTGTATACAGCTACTGCAACCTCCATATCAAAATCCCATTTATCTATAAATTCATCGAATGAAATGTAATCGACCATGTTCGCTTGACGATAAGCTACATATACGGCTTTTGCACCTTGAATAACTGTAATATCCATAGAGCCTTTTCCCATCGACATTTTTGCAAACTCGTCTGTGTTAAAATCTCTATTGATCATCAATAATTTCTTGATATTCAGTTTAGGTTCTAAATTCAAAATTGTTCCATCGTTTAGTTCAATTTTTGAGTAATCTTCGTTCATTTCGCTACCTCCGTTTTTTTTACTGTGATTGAGTGGCCGTAGTTGTCACAACTGAAGTTTTTTTAATCACATCAGCAGATAGATTCGTCATCCATTGATCTGTTAAGTCTTCTTCAAGTTCTGCAACAATTGCTTCATGATAAAATTTACCAAATTCATCTTGCATAACTTTTGTTTCTAGTTCTAACGCAGCTACTTCATCCGCACCATTTTCAATAGAGAATGTTAATCCTGTATTCGAAGTGCATGCTAACATACCAACTAACTTTCTATTTTCTTCGAAGTCATCCACGATCTCTGCAGCAAGTGAGAAATCTTCGCCTACGGAATCAGGACCGTAAGAGTAAATGCCTGGTTTAATACGTCCATCTTGTTTCAACCCATTGAAACGTCGATAAACTTCCATCGGTACATGTGCAGTAATTGTTACCGTCATATTGATTGGTTTAGATTTTGATTTTACTTCTGTCGCTCCACATTTTTTAACCACCGTTTGCATTTCTGTTTCGCCATCTAATTGTCCGTTACAATTCGTTGCGATTGCATTTCCTGCGTTCTTAAAATTAAAAGCAATTCGTTTGATACTTACGTTATCGAACGTTGTTACTACAGTTTTTGTTTTAGCCATTGTTGTTCCCCCTATTTATTTAATTTATCGAATTGACGAATCAGAAGTTCTGTAATTGGATCAAGTGCAAGACCTAATCCTCTTCTCATAAATTCGTCCGGCTGATTTCTTTTAGAAGTACCTATCCCCAAATCAGGATATTTTAAATACTCAAATTTTCTTGTAGGTCTAATGATGAAACCCAAATTAATGTATTGAGTCTTAAGTGGACGACTATTTTTTGCGTGTTGGTGCCCTCTTCTTAAATCTGCTTCAGAAACAGGAATTTTTTCTGTAATCCTATCCACTGCAATAGCCGAACCTTTTGATTTCAATGCTTCGTTAATCAGTCGTTCGCTCTCGCTTGAATAGCGTTCCATCCGCACAAGAAGTTCATCATGTCCATTTATTTTTAGCTCCCAACTATTTTTAGCCATGACAATCACTCTTCAATAATCGTCTAAACGTAAATACCAATTGATCGATATAGCGATCTTGGTTCTCTAGTTTTAAATGATTGGGATCCATTCTCTGAAAACGAATCGAACGATTTTGAATCAATGAAATAATATCTAGTGAGTCTCCTGTTAAATCTTCTCTATTTTCTGAATAGAAAGTTAGATATAGATTTTGACCCACGCTATATTTTGGCTCAGTGATCATTTCTATTTCTCCTGTTTCGAGAATGAAGTAATTAAAATCATCAGGTAGCTCATCCTCGCCTACGGAGTCTTGAAAGAGTTTGAGGCCAAAATGCTCTTCTAAGGAAGTTTTGATAGCAGAAATTTGCTTATTTAAACGTTCTTTTTCTTTAGAATTATCAATCACCATATTCACCCACACTTTCAAGATAAAAATAGATATAAAAATTATCGTAATCGGCATAGATAACGTTGTAACGCATACTATCGATTACGATAAAATATTGATCTTTATTAAATTTCTTGGCGATTGGATGAAATGGAGTCTTTACTTTCTTAGTTAATTTCGATCCCATCGCATCCATAGCTGTTATATCACTATCTCTCATGGAAAGGTTTCTAAATTTTAAAGAAGTGATTTCTGTATCTTCTACACCAATCTTTTTTCCTAGTTCATTTCTTTTGGTAGTTTGCGTCAAAATCTTTAACCAACCATCGTTGAATGTTTCTTCGAGTCTACGATTATTCGCCATTCACATCACCTGCAATATATTCTTGTAGCGCATAATGTTGAATGAAACCTAATAACTCACTAGCGAAATTTTGTTCAAACTCATCTAAAGCACGATTCCAGTCGTATCTACATCTTTCGATTAGCAATCCGTATTCTAAGCTTTCAGGAGAAAAAGAAAGTGTTGTACTCACTTTACTTTGAAGATAAACAGCATTTTTAGCTATCATCTTTTTAATTGACTCATCTTCTTCGTTCCAGGTAACGTAAATATTATCCTTCACAGCTATTAGCAATTCTTCAGTCACTTGTTCAGGCGTCATCTAACCACCGCCTTAATTGCTTTAACATATGCGTAAGAGCATTTTTTCTTGTTTACAAATGATAAATCTTCATCAAAAGGCGTAGAAGTCACGTATCTCCCTTTGAAAAATAAATCTTCATCGTTTGTTGTTACTCCAGCATTGTGTAAGATTTTTACTTCTTTAACTTTTTCTATTGGATCAGTAGCAAAACAAAAGTCTAATTCCTCGTGAACTTTAGGACCAATATTGAAATACATCATGTTCCAAAGCTGTGCCCACATCTCGGCTGTCCAGATTTGTATATTTGTTTTTTGCCCTCTAAGGTAGCGATATAGCCGATTAGAATCCAGATAAACCTTTTTCCAATAATTCGCTTTAGGACGGTTAATAACCCACTGTGCGCCTCCTGAATTAGTGTTTATAGTTTCCAAAGATTCTACTGTAACATTTACAATGTTTGCCATATCTTTTAGAATATTTTCTCCGTTTTCACAGCTTCTAATATAATCAAGACTTAGATAACTACAGCAGTCGCTACAATACCAAACATCATCTTTAGAAGGCAATTTGCGCAAATTAATTCTTTTATTGAAAATGACATCCGAATCGATATAGAAATATCGGTCGTCCTCACGCGAATGATCTTCTTCTAAATATTTCCACCATAAATATGGTTTAATCGAAGGAATATACTCTTTGTCGTCCCGCAGATCATCGTACACATGAACTTCAACACCATATTCCTTCTCAAAAAAAATAGGAATCTGATCATCGTGTCTGCTGAAAAGCAATACGATATCTTTGATTCCTAGTTTCTTCAGATTAGTTAAACAAACTTCAAGCTCCCATTTAAACCGATTGATTGCCGGCTGACAAAGAATATACTTCATTCTGATCACCTACGCTTGTGTTGTAGTTGTTGTGGTTGTTGGTTTTGTAGTTGTAGTAGTAGTTCCCAAAGCGCTAATATCTAATACAATGAAACTATCGTTACGTTTAGGTTGACCGTTTGCATATTGTTTAGCTAGATAAATGCGTTCGTCTTCAACAAAATGGTATTCATCTGAAGCTTCAATTTTTAGTGTAGATCCTACACCCATGAAGTAATCTGAGGCTACCCCAATAACTGCTTTTCCTTCTGGCACAGCCGTTGACTGCAAATCTGAAACTGGTACTGGCAATACTTGTACGTATTCTCCATTAGCAGTTAGTACAGTCTTAGCTGGGAATACTTTAGACCAGTAATCAGTTGGATTCACAATTAGGACCACATCAGAAGGATTCACATTACGATAAATCGGATCATTCACACCTTCGATATTGAATTTTGATAGTCGCGCCATCAAACCGCCCATAGTTACAGCATCTAAAGCTGTAATAGGTTCTGCTTTTTTTTCAGCATATTCTCCGCTAGTTTGTTTGCTCATGTCACGCATCATTCCGACTGGCATATCTTTACCAGTACCATCAACAATTGCTTGTTCTAATGCAATTCTCAATGATTCTACTAAAACAGTACGGACATAACGATCTAACCATACTGGACCTAAATCAAGCATTGCCTTACATACAGGAATATAACCTGATAGCTTGAACTGCTTCATGTTAATTACATCAAAGCCATTATCTAAAACTTTTTTAACAGCTTCGCAAAGTTTACCCCACCATGCTGGATTGACTCCACGTGACACAATCCATTCTGTTACACCAGTTGTGTTAACAAAAGTAATTTTTTGCAATAGTGGATGAGATTGTTCTAAATCTTCAAATACACGTTCAAATACAGTAGCTGGCACTAATTCTTCGACCCCTGCAAAACCTTCGTTTTTCACTACTTCGTTATAGAATTTTGTTTCTTGTGTAGTTAATACACGCTGACCACGGTTCATTAATACTAATTGATCTTGATTTTTTGCTGTTGCTTCTTCTAAAATTTTATCCTGAATTTCCTTAGATAAGCTTACCATAGCTGCGCTAAAAGATTCTTCGTTACCATCTTTAAAAGCTTTCATCAATTGGTCGCTTGCAGCTGTTACACCTTTTAAATTTTTAATTGTCATTATTTTGCATCTCCTTGTCCAAATGTTTTATTTAATGCTGCTGTAAATGCAGCAATTTTTTCTGCTCTTTTTTCTTTAACGTCATTCAAAATTTCTTCAACGCTTTGTTCTTTTTTAGCTTCAGTACCTGAGCTATTTTCTGCATCGATAATTTCATCGACCAATCCATAACTCAAAGCTGTTTCTGCATCCATAAACGATTCTTTTTCAAGAAGTTCTTGCAATGCTTCATCTGTGCCATTGAATCGTGTTTTATATGAAGCCTTTACCGATTTATCAATTGATTCCAGTTGGTCAGCAATCGTACGGAAGTCATCGACATTTCCTTCTCCGTATGTGGAAGCGCGGTGAATCATCAATTGTGCATTGTTGTAGATTTTTATAGTATCGCCAGCCATTGCGATAATTGAAGCAGCACTAGCGGCTAAGCCGTTAATCACAACGTTAACTTTTGCTTTATTTGACTTAAGTAAGTTCCCAATAGCAATCCCTTGAAATACGTCTCCACCGTTTGAATTAATTACTACTTCAATTTCTTCTTGATCACCTAGACTATCCAAAATATTTTTGATTCCCTTGTCAGTATTCCCTTCAAAGAACCAACTAGAACCAATAAATCCCTGAATAAAAATTTGCGGTACTGCGCCTTCATTCTTTACTGCTAGAAATGTTTTCATTGTCGTCATTCGCCTCACCTCCTTTCGATACTTGTTGATTGTTTTTAGTTATAAATATTTCATCTGCCATCGCCTTATCAGAGCGATCATTTCCAACGCGTTCTCTTCCTTCGTTGATTGTAAATACTCCATTTCTAATGCCTACATCAATAGCGTCAACCAAATCTTTGAAGCTAGTAATCTTGATCATAGTTGTATCCACACGTACAAAATTCCCTGACAAGTATTCTTCTACTTCATAGAGACTAGCGTTAAACGCATCCTGAATAAGTTCAGCAATCGGTATGATTTCGAACATTAAAAAAGCGTCCACTTGATCCGATAACCCACTCATGTCTCCCTTTAGTAGGTTTTTCGGAACGTGAAACGCTGCTGCTGTCATCTCAAAGATGTCGTCTATTAAGTTTTTTATATCTCTTGAATTGCTTTGGAAGTTTCCGCTGAAATCTTCTAATGTGTACTCATTTTGTAATTGAAATACCGCACCTGCATTATCAGCTTCCATAAAAGCCTTAAATTGTGATGTCATCATTTTATTGATTTGATCTTGTGTTGTATTGTCTTGCGGTCGGAATAAATTCCCTTTCAGTACGTATCTACGAGCGTTAGAGCGCTTGTAAACATTCATGGCACTAGAAATGAGTTTCCCATACGCTTGATAATACGCATCGACTAGTTGCCTAATTTGTTGATCTGCGTATTTTATATAGATAACATCACTTTCTAGAAATTCTCTATCAAGGACTATGTTGTTAATTTGCACTTGAGAAAACACATCATCTTTCAATGCATATTCTGTGACATCCCAACTATCCGCAATAAATATTTCGCTAGAATTATTAGACGGAGAAACGATCAATACTTCATTGTAGAATATTAATCTCCTGATCAGTTTTTTTCTAAATTCTGTTGCATTATTTTTCTTATTAGGAGCTACATTCAGCCTATAGTAAAGATCATTCTTTTTATTTTTTCCATCTTCATATGACTTGAATTCCGCTTTACTCATCGCATTTGCAATCAAATCAATACAAGTTTCAATCGCAAATTTTCGATACACAAAATCAACTTGCAATTTACAAAAGTATTCTTCTAAAGGAACCGTTGCTTTTTTTGTGAAGTATCCTACCGCCTTTTGAAAAATCCCCACTTTCTCACCTCCTTTCAAGTTAGAATACTAGAGGAGTAAATCCAGTTCCTGTATTTTCTACTGAGCTATTTGTGACTGTTACAGGAGCAGAATCATAAATATCATCTAAAAAATTCAAACCATGAAGGAATGAAAAAAAGCCATCCGTTTTTCTAGTTTCAGGTTCTATTTTTTCATAGCGTATATTTCCATTAGAAATATGCTCTTCATATACATTCATGCAATACCAACGCATAATCGCATCGTCACCAAAAAATAAACGTTGATTAATAAAAAGGTCATCAACCAGATCTTTTAACATACCATGTGTAACAGATCCGCTTCGAACAATTTCCACAGTAAAACCTGCTTCTTCTAAAGCGGGCTTCAATATTTTTGCACGGTACATATCCATAGCGATTTTTTTAATATAATATTTATTACTCATTTCAAGAAACCAACCTACAATATAATCAGCTTCTATATTTTTTCCATGAACGATCTGTGATTTTCCTTGATCTATAGAAATATCTATAACCTCTCGTTTGATGTTTTGTAATCGAAGGGCTGATTCGTGGATAAAAGTATGTTGTGTAAAATAAACATCTTTATCGTATTTTCCTAGCAACCCAACGCTGGCAAAATCTCGTCTATCAGCAAAATCGACTGTTCCTATCACTTCATCCATTTTTTCAGGAAATTCTTTTTCTTTCGTATGCAGAACATCATCATATGAAGCAACAGCAAATCGTGTATCTTCCATAGGTCTGTTCATTCGTTTGGTCATGAACGTAAGTCTTAAACCAGCATTACGTTGCATTTGAGAGTATTCTTGAAACATTTTCCGTTTTAAATCTGCATTGTAATTAATAGTTGGACAAGCTTTTTCCCACATGTCGGGATCATCAACTTCATTATCGTTATCCAAGCGACAAATAAATGGAAACAAACTAGAAAATTCTGCTCCATCCTTGTCAATTCCAAGTTCTCCAGAAAGAATCATTTTTGATTCTTCTATAATGTCATCAAGCGGACCACCACGAACATGACCATTAGTTGTATCATAAAATTCTCTATAATCTCGAATTTTACCACCACCAGAAGTAGCCACATTTATCATTGAATAATCTTCATTTTCGTGAATTTCATCAAAGCGGTTTGCACCTGGTCGCTTCCCATCTTTTGTTCTAGCATTTGCCGTGTTATAACGAAGTTTGCTGTTTGTAGCGATATTTTGAATAACTTCCTTCGTAGCTTTAAATACTTTTTTATCTAAATCAGGATGATCTTTAATTACTTTAAATACATCATCAAAACTAGTCTTTGCTTGGCTTTCATTATTGGCATAGATATCAATATCATAATTTTTAATACCGTGTTTAGCGGTTAGTAGAAAGAAGTTGTTCCAAGAAGCAAAACCAGTTTTACCATTACCACGTCCCATTAATGAAAGATATCTATTGAACACTAGTGTTTTATCTTTTTTCCATCGAACACCATAAATAAAACATTGTAGAAATTTTTCCCACGGAATTAATTCGAATGGAAAGTATTGTGCTGGTATATTGATTGAATCCTCTACCATCTGCTTATCGAAGTAAATATCTTCTCTAGTAAAGACTCTTTCTTCTAGATAATTTTTTAGCAATAATTGCTCTTTGCATACCTTGATAGTGCCTTCTTCTATAGCTTTGAACCAATTTTCAATATGCTTATAACTCAGGAATTGATTCATTTGCTTCACCTACCAATTCAGGAGTAATGGCAAGTTTATCCAACATCAATCCCATTTGTTTGTTGACAGAAACAAGCAACGCTACTGATTCATTCTTTTTACCATTCTCCAGTCTAATGCCGTTCTCGGATATATCTTCTTCCAGTGATATCGCCGTTTCCCATAAACTGATATAACGATCAACATTATCTAAGAATGGCTCAATATTTGTTTTCTGACTTTCCAATTGGCTTATTAAAGAGCGGCGTAATTTTTCTCTGTAGCGATTTTGAGACAATTCGTTTTTAAACATTTTAGCCCTCCTTTCATGATAAAGTTCGAAAAAATCTCTTTTCCTGACAGCCCCCTCCGTTTCATCACCCCCAAAAAATTTGCGATTTATTTTAAGGGGGGGTTATCTCACCATCGGAATGAAAGCTTCAGCGAAGTCAATGTAATAATTAATCTCTTCAATGCTATATCCAAAAATATTTTTTATTCTTTCAACGTTATTATCTTTATTCAACGCTTCTCTTACTTGATTCACTTTGTATTTACTGCAACAGTTATCTGATAACAGATCCCTGATACCTACATAGCGAACGTATATCAAACGTTTAATTAATCCCTGAGTATAAGATGAATACTCTTCAATCTTTTCTGTGTCATACTCTCTGCCATTGTCATTGATGATCATGCACTTACCACCTTTCACTTGCATCGAAGTTAGCAAAGCTTTCTATCTTCTTCTCTTGTTTATCTAATGCTGTAAGATATCTGCCATGAACTTCATTATGATGTTCAACACATAAACAAATAAGATTATCTAAATCTAAAGCTAAGTCAGGTCTATCCTTGACTTCCTTTATATGATGAACGTTCTCTACTCTATGATACTTACCTAGTCTTCTACACTCTTGGCATTCATAGTGATCTCGTTTCATCGCTTTCTCTCTAAGCCTGCGCCATTTAGGAGACTGATAGAACTTAACCAAACGATCTTCTCTTATCAACTGTAATAACCATCTATAGAATTCCTCGGTCATGTCCCATCTCCTTTCGCAATCTTATTTAATACTTAGCTATTCTTTTGCCATACAATGGAATAACTTCATTGCTTTCCTTTCGTTTATATGTATCGCTCTTTATTGGTCTTCTATACTTTCGTACTATCTCACCGTTACCGTTTTGCACAGTGATTACTTCATGCTTCTGTTCTAAGTATTGTGGTCTATACATTGTTGTTACCTCCTTTTTGCAAAATAAAAAGACCACTCAACGAGTGATCTAATATGTAATGCACAGGCAGGGACGTTTCCGATCCTGTGCTTGAGACATTTGACGATTCATTTGTACCGAATCCCAAATCTCAATCTAACCTAACCAGTTATGTAATAGCAACCTACACGATGCACAAAACGCGTACGAAATTGCGCACCCCTATATTTTTAAACCGCCGATGCCTCGGTTGCCAAAGTCACTGGCAAGGAATCGAACCTTGCATGGTTGCCGAAGCATTGACCTAGCACACATGCTTAGCGTCTACCCTTTCCGCCACAGTGACACTATAAAATTATTCTTGGCTGCTACTATTTTTTATTTTGCCCATTTTTAAATCCAATCATATAGACATTAAGACAGAGCGCAAAAATTGAAATTATTAATGGAATCATTTCTCTTCACCCACCTTTAGTTATCGTGTGAATAATTAAAAAACAATAGACAGCAACAAAATAACATTGCTTTGATAATTTGGTATAAACCACTATAAATTTCTTTTCTTGCAATTATTTTTAATATATGCTAGATTATCAACCGATATAGTCACTGCCTGTACTAGCGGAAACTAGTGCAGGTTTTTTGTTCTATTTACTCAAAAGTTATTACGATAAATTAATATTGTGAAAATAAATACTAAGTGTATAATTTTATTTATCAGCGAGTGGTCCGCTGAAATAATTTAAGGTGGTAAAAAAATGGCAAAAATTGATGATTACCGTTCAGACATGATTGAATATATTGAACTCTTCGCTAAAAATTCTAACAATAATATTATTATTCAAACTGGAGGAGCAACAATTTGCGGAACTCCTATAGACTTTGATGCTGAAGTAAAAGTAAATCCTCTTATTGATGCTATGATGGATTCTTTTGCAGAATTTCGCTCAAAAAAAATTGATGATATAGAAAAAGATGATGAGCAAAGTTTGGTAGTCAAATCTATCTTTCTGAAAGATGTTACCATCATAGGCGAGAGAACTACTAATATCCCATTTTTAGTTGTTTTTGCTGATCAGATTTCTGCAATTTCTCTCGGGAACTTGGAGTAACAATAGATTCATTTAAATTATCTATATTGATTAAATTGCTAATCTCTCGGCTATTACAAATAGCTGAGAGGATTTCTTTTATTTCTCCTGAAGTACCTTCAATCGATAATTTCATATTCTTACCCTCCAATACATAAATTAATAGACAGCAACGGATGATAGATAATAAGAACAATTTAGAAGGAGTTGAAATTCACATCCTTATTCTTAATATTTCCGTTGCTGCCTATCGAAGCTTAATTAAACGATGAGGGAGATTTCCTCCCTTACATTTTATTTTGTCGATCCTGTTTCCTAATCTTTCGACACTATCATAATATCACTGATAAATGGCTAAAAACCGCCATCATTCCGCCAAAAAACCGCCATTTTTTTATGCGTCAGTCACTATACAAAGTTTGTCTTTGACCTTTAAAGCACAAACACTATAATAGTAGCCACCATTCCCATCATCCGCTGTGCATTCTGCTTTAGCGATCTCATTACGATTATGATAAACAACGACTTCAGCATAAGAGGTATGTCCGTCACCATTATATTCATACTTACCTTTGTCAAATATTTTTATATCTGTAATAACCGCGTCAAGTTTTACATTTTTGAATTCACCCCCAGCCCATGCGCAACAATCATACTCGCTACATACAACTTCTAATTTTGTTCCATCTTCTAAAATTAATTCACTCTCAGACCATTCTACGATTTTTTTGAAAATAAGATCTTTTTTCAACTCTTTCAATGATACATAATCTTTCCACATTATATAGTCCTCCTATTTATAAGCAATTATTTTCCCATGTTTATATGCTTCTGCAAACTCTATCAGAGCTTCCGACTTCATCCGTTGTATGCTTCTTTCTGAATAACCCACTTCACGGCTAATCCTGTAGTTTGAGAAGCTATCTGGCACACAAAAGCTGTAGTAGAGTATCTGACGACTAATCAGACTAAGCGCCATCAAAGCCGCTAGAATCGCGTCTCTCTCCGCTTCTATATCCATCATTTGAATGATCGCGTCTTCTGCCTTATTGCCGTGCTTCGGTGCCTTCGGCATATCCGTAATAATTGGCGACTTAATATCTATCAAAGAGCGACCTGCCATCCGCTCCAAACGCCGAAAGTTCTTCAGCACATCTCTCGCATTACATCTTGTCTGTTTGAAATCTACCTCTCGTAACAATTGCATCAAGTCAAACCGCTCCTTTATGTGATATAATAAACTTGTGGAATTTATTAGAACAGTCGGAGCGATCCGGCTTTTTTATTTGTCATTGATTAGTTCCATATCCACCAATCTCGCTACAGCTAAATTCTCTTTGCTTTTAGCTGTCCATTTATCACATTCCATCGTGTTTTCAATGCGAATGATCGCTGAGTGATTATAGAGATGCTCTACATATCCACGAAACGGATAGATGAACTCCTCTGCTTCGCAGCGAACCATGTCACCGACTTTGAATTTTGGTTTCTTACGTGTTTTAGGGTTCTTTGTCGGCATATCTAGCAGTAAAGATACTGAGTTTGATATTAGATGTATACGAGGTTCGATAAAAATTACTGCATTGGGACAACAATTTTGCTCAATGATTTTTTCTAATGAGGATGAGTAGCTTTTTATCTACTCTATCCTCTATTTTTTTGAGTTCCTTCGTTAGTTCGCTTGTATACCATCTATAAAAAATTACATTTGTAATGACCATAACAATAAGTGTAATTAATAAGTTCATATTATTCCTCCTTCATAAAAACTAACCAATGTGTTTGACTCCTTCTATTCCCAAATAACGGGCTATATGGTTCAATTGCTTTCAAAACCTCTTTGAGTTTTACCTGGTTCTCATTCCACTTGAAAATCAGTGTCCCGTTTGGTCTTAAAACCCTCATGCATTCAGACATTCCTTGTTTTATATCTTCTGGCCAGTTATCTTTATCTAACTGTCCGTATTGACCTTTCATAATCGAATTCTGGCCAGCCCACTTTAAATGAGGCGGATCAAAGACAACTAAGTCGTATATATTATCTTCAAAAGGCATATTTCTAAAATCTGCTACAACATCAGGTTTCACGTTTACTCTTTTTCCGTAAATCTCATACTCTTCTTCTCGTATATCCATGTAAGTCGCAAAACTACAATTTTTATCAAACCAGAACAATCTACTACCGCAACATGCATCTAATATTTTTGGCAATTACTCTACCTCCTCATGATCGACAGTGACCAGTTCATATACTTGTGTTAATCCACCAAGTCGTCGTGAAACTTGGTTAGCTTCTTCGAGGTTATCAAACCATCTTGCATTTTGAAGAAAATCTACAAGGGATAACGTATTATTGCCTATAGAGCGTTCATCACTTCTATAAAATTTATTCCCGAACCTTACTACATAAACCTTCATTCTATATCCTCCCATTTACGATCATCATTTAATATCGAAATTCCAAACTTACGAATAGCATCACTTGCATCAGCAACACACTGACTTGCCACTTTATATGTTTCTTCTGCTGAAATTCCATATTCTTTTTCAAACTTTGTCTTTAGTACATTCAGTTCCTGTTTTCTTAGTTTTGTTATTCTGCGATGTCTGTTGTTCATTCCGCTTCCTCCTGTTCTAATCCCCATTGAGCGAATGCTGCTAGGACTTCGAATTGCTCTTTGTCTGTTAATTCCATCAAAGGATCCCTTAATTCGTCTAAATGCCCCCATGCTGCATTATTCATCATCCAAAATACAACTTGCATTGGCTTTCCTGTTGGCGCAGTTAGTTTCAACCACTCAAACACGATTTGCTGGTTGTCGTTGAGTTGAATTGATTTTTCTATTTGTCTTAAATCTTCCAATTCAAGTCGTAGATGACTGATTTGAGTCATTTTAGCTTGCTCAACAATTGGAAACCCCAATCCCAAACTATCTTCTAAATTTTGGAGTTCGCTTTCTTTCTCAGATATGAGTTGGTGCAATTTTTTCATCCTTCTGCCTCCTCTTCCACTGGCACAGCAAATGGCCAGTATCTTTCATCAATTGCTTTTATTTCTGATTCCGTAAAAGTATTTTTCCATTTAGCCCCATAACGTTCTGTAGCCGCTGAGAAACACATATGAGTATCTCCTGGCATTAAAAAAGTTTGGATAAGGTAGTATGTTACGCCTGGTATTTTTAGCTTCACGTGATACAACGGTTCTTTCTCGACCTCGTAGCCGTATAACAAAGCTTCTATTGCTTTCTTTTTATTAGGATAATTGTCGCTGCATTTATCAACAAGCCAGTACAACAGCTCTTTGTTTTCTGATGATGATCCGTTCTCGCTAAGTTCAAAATCAACACCACATCCCCAACCTGCACGTGCAACAAGTGAAATAGCATAAAACTTGTCACGTTTTTCCAGAACTTGTTTTGCCCAATCATCAAAAAACTTAGGCATAACTGGTTTCTGCGATTCACCAGTCTTACCAAATACAGCATTATCTAAAGTGTTTCTCAAGCTTTGTGCCGATTCAGGATAAGCCTCAGCTACCTTATTCCAAGCTTGTTCGTCTGTAATTTTTGATTCATTTAGTCTTTTCGCCAACTTTAAAGATACTTCATAAGCGCAGTACCTTCCTTGGCCATGCTCATCCATAACGTTCTCATAACGCTTTACATATTTAGCTAATTTCTCAATCAATTCCTGTTTATTCATCACTGTTCCTCCAATAACTCTGGATTTTCGTAGATATTGCCGATGATCTCAAAGTTATATATGCTACCTCCTAATGATTGCATATATAAATCATGCCTTTCACTTCCGTTATCTAGATAAAACATAGTATATCTGTTGGAATACTTGACTATGCCGTTTATACGAACAGGGATAGTTGTTGTTAAATATTGTTCGGCTTGCACAACGTCACCATCAAATATCTCCACACTATTCTTGTCTTTCATTCCTGTGGATTGCATAAGCACATATTTATCTGGAGCCATTTCAGCATGAGTGATCAACCTTCCTGCTTGCCCATATTTCATTTCTTGTCCAATTGTTTTACCTTTAAATGGTGTGTACCACGCTCTAAACTTCGGTATCATTCGCTGTCCTCCTCGTATTTTTCAATCAATTCCATTACTTTTTTCACTATTTCAAACTCAACCGCTTTTGATTCTTCGAAATCATGAACAATTTCTGGAAACAGTACATCATCAACTACCCACAAAATAATCTGGCGCTTTCCACCAAAATTTATGATTAGATGGTCCGATTCCACAGATAGTGTTGCTCCTGATTCGATATCATATAAATCCATGCTGAATTGAATGAGCTTTTTTATCATTTGCTGCCCTCCAAATCACTCGACTTCACGAATACACCATCTACCATTTTTCCTGTGCGCCCTTTGATTTCGTTGTATGCCATTTCTAAACACTCTTGTACGTTTGTCCCTTTTTGCATGGAAAGGATAATCAACGTGACGATTACGTCTCCTACGCTATCTTTAAATAGCTCATCATTACTTCTTGCCATTGCTGAAGCGATTTCCCCGAATTCCTCAGCTACTTTCAAAAACTGTGCTTTTGGATCTGCTTGATCCAGTCCCTTGTCTTTAGCCCACTGCTCTACTTTTGTGATTAGTTCGTCCATTTTTTCTCCTCCTCAAAATATTCTTTCAATGTTCTAACTAAGCTTTCGTATAGTGGCTGAAATGATTCACTAGCGATCAACTCGATATTTTCTAGATTAGTAAAGTGTTCTTCTAGCTTTTCTTTTAACATTTCTTCGTCCATTTTTTCTCCTCCACATACCTAAACTGTCGTCCTTTTGAATCAATCCATAAGCTCCTAGCCCTATCCCAGATAATGTTTTTGCTTAATCCAGTAATTTCAGATAACTGTTCAGCAGTACCTGTTACTAGAATTCGATCACCATGCCAGATTGCAATCTTTCTCGGCGTTCTCCGTTTGGGCTTTTCAGTCCACATTGATTTACCGAGCTTTTGGACTTCTGTAACTATTTCTTTGTCTTCTTGCCAATTCTCAGAATGTGTCAGTTCGATGATTCGTTTCATTGCCGCTTTCTTATCCATCCCGACGTTCCCCTTTCAATAATTTGAGTACTTGATCAAGTGCGCTCTCACGTCCACCATGGAACGTGTTGAGCCACTTGTCTTCGTACGAGGCGCTTTGTCTTAAAGCTTCTTGATGCATTAGTTCGATCTGTGCTGTAAATGTCTTTAGGTCCATCTGATTACACCCGCTCGAGTTCACTAAGATGTTTTTGCAATCCTTTAATGCAATCAACAAATAGTAATTTTGTATAAGCTAAATTTCTTAATTGTGTTGTATCGATATAGAGTGCGAAATAGTATCTGAGTTTACTCCAACTCGAACGATCATTATTAATTCCTTCGATTCCAGCTTCTTCGAGTTGATCATATACGTCTCTCAGGATGTCTATTTCCTCGCCAGTTTTATAATTCGCTATTTCATTAATTAGTTCTAGATAATCGATTTTCAATTTTCCACCTCTTAAAATGGTGCTTTTGATTGTCTATTAGCTCGTTCTAGCGCTTTTTTCTTGAGATAGGCTTCTTGGTCGATTGCCCATTCAGGAAGCTTCTCTCGTCTTCCTGTGCGCTTGTATCCACTGCTTGCGTTCTTAGGTTCACTTTTTTCTTTCCTTGCCCAACTTCGAATAGTTGCCAAATAGTTTTTATAAGTCTTACCAGATGATTCACAATACTCTGACAGTCGTTCGATTCGCTCTTGGTAATCATTAGGGAATTCTGTTTTGAGTTTCTCCATCTGCTCATCTGACAAAAGAACATTTTTATACTCTCCGTATTTATGACGGATGGGCTTAGCCTTCGATTTTTTCGAAGGCGGTAACTCTCTTATATATTCTTTTGTATTATTAAATGTATTATTAATAGATGTATTATTATCTTTGACTTTTTCGTCAATAGGGGTATTGCGTTTTTCGTCAATAGGGTATTGATTAATTCGTAGGTACCTATTGATTATTTGATTGGTACCCTCTTTGTAAATGATTTCCCGATTCAAGTATCCAAACTTAATCAAATCACTTACCCATCGCGATATGGTCTCTTTATTCACACCATATAAATCTGCAAAGTACTCATTGCCTGCCCAACAAAAGCCTCTTTCATTACACAAGGCCGTTATCTCTCCGTATAACAACTTAGTATTTGGTTTAAGTCTTTTGTCGTACCTTACGTTGGCTGGTATAATCGCATAATAACTTCGATGTTCTGTCATTTTTACCCTCCAATATTTAACTTTTTGATTGTCTCCTGATTTAACTTGATCCCTTTGATTTGATACTTATTTTTGAAATTGATCACACCTATCTTGTGCTTCTCTGTGTGATGAATTCTGCAGAGTGCTGCAAATGTGTACTCTGAATGATCAACTTCTTTGCGCTTTCGTCTTCCTAGCGCTTTGTCAAAGTGATCGATATCAGCTCCTGTTTTGCCACAGATGCAGCAGACTCTTTTTGTGATGCATTTGTAAAAGTAATACTCTTGGTTGCCTGGTAAAATCTCATAACCTTCTTTGAAAGGAATATGATGTTCAAAAATAAAATCTAAGATGATATTTGCTAAGACGTTAGCATCACTCACAGTTGTGCTCGATTCGTCTTTGAGGCTTATTTTGCGCCCTGTGACGCCTTCAAAACGGAAGTAGAAGAATTCCTTCCAGAAGTCCGTTGGCATGCCTGTATCGATGAAAATATCGCCTATCAGCGCATAGATGAAGTTTCGTTGCTGTACTGTGAAACGTCTAGGATCAATAAAACGAATTTCAATAACTCGATCACCATCGTAGCCGTCATACATCGTCTTTAGTCGATCAATGTTCACTTCCTCATTGATGGTTGCGCGTATGTCTTTCCCTTTGAACTTTTTCAGAACCGCTGAATATGAATCGATTAATGGTTTAAACACTCATATCACTTCTCTTTTGTTTCTTCTCTGTACTGATCTTCAAGCCAATTAACGCCTCGTTTTAGAATGCCCAAGTCTCTCTTGGTCCATTTACTGTCATCAGCGGTTATAGAAGCCGCATCAGTCAATGCAACAATTGCTTCATCAATTGATTTATCGTACTTGTTAGCAACCAGTTGTAAAGCATCTAAGAATAGCTTTTTGCTTCTTTGGCTAGCTGGTTCAAGCATCGAGACATCTTCTGGCATATCTTCGCCAGCAAATATATATAGCCCTAGCCCAAACATCGCTAGATTTTTTACAAGACAGCGCATGATCGTTTTGTTGATATCAAACATAGTTGCTGCTTCAACTCGCTTTTCGATTTTTCCAACAATCTCTTTTTTCTTCGTTTCGTTATTCCACTGATAATCATTGACTTCGTAGGTATATGGCTCATCTTTCATTGCCTTGTTTGCACCATCCATGACTGGTAACCACATGTCACGCTTTACTCCGTTGACTGTGATACTGGTAAAAACCATATAGCCTGTTTTTTCATCAAAGAGGTATGGACGATGCGTTTCTGGATCACGATAGATTTCGTAGTCTACTTCTTCGCAGATTTTGCTGACTTCTGCCCATGCCCATGCCCAGGACAGATAAGTTAGTTTGTTTCTTTTTTCAACAACATCATTGACGGTTATCTTGTACAGACTATTGAATAATTTGTTATCGTTGCGTTTCATTCCTTCACTCATCAAATTCTGCCTCCATTTCAGCAATGTATTTCTTACCTGGTCCGTAATAAGAGATATCGATCAAGTTATCTCTGTCATACTCTTCTAGCGCATCAATCAAGCCATCTTCGATGACATAGATGTATTCAGGTTTGTTCGAATGTTTCGATAGATGGATAAGATAAACATGATCCCAAATAGTTACAAGGTTACCTAAATCATCTTGATCACAAGCTAGTTCTTCATTCGTCAAAAGATTTCGTCTGATTTTTCGACCACTTATTTCCTCAATTTTCGGCTTGCCCCAATCAGAATCAATCAAATATTGATCTAGAGTGGAAAGTTCTTTTTTCATGTGGTAACATCTCCTTAGATGTATTTTCTTTGTGACTCATTGCTTTGGTCGGCTGAGTCACTTTTTATTTGTTGCCAAGCTTTTTGCTTATCAATATGTTGTTGGCTTAGGATGCTTGGTTTATTGTGTCTCCACCAGCGATTAGCAATTACCGTCCCTATTCTTAGCGCTTCAGCCCTATTCATTTTCATCACCGAAAAGTCTTTGTTGTCTGTTCAGTTGATCGATTTCCATACGGATCGCAGTTTCTGGTAACCACATTTCAATAAATGAAACAGCATCATCGAATCTCTTACGAGGTAACTCGCCATATCTTGGGATTGAAAAGGTACGTTTAAATTCAGACCAAAATTTTGAGAATACTTTTTTGCTGATTTCTTCATAAGCTCGGCTTTCTTTACCTCCTAAAACTTCCATAACTTTCATATTTCCTTTTCGCTTAATTTCAAACTCTTGTTGTCCGCTAATTCGCATAGTATCTTTAAGCATGGAGACATCTTTTTTAACATCTTTCATTTCTTCTAGTTGGTAGATCATCATGTCTTCAATCGTTTGAGGAACAGTATTCTTGCGAATAACATCTTCCATTTCGTTGAATGCTTCAATGTATTTTTGTTTGAAGTAAATAGCTTTCTTTCCTGTAAATCCCATAGCTAACAAGAAAAATCCATCTCTGCTAATGAAGAAAACTCGTCGATTTCTTCCGTAGGAATCTGGCTCATTACCTTCAGAAAACATCTGTCCAAAATTGGACACATCTTTTTTCAGTGCATCAATATCTCTTAAAACATGTTGATGCTTTTTCTCAAAACTTTCTGCAACTTGCAAACTCGTAGTCACAGCTTCTTTATTTTTCAAAATTACTAATTCTTGCATTATTTCTTCTCTCCTTTTTGATATAATTCTGGTGGGGTGAAAACATGAGCAGAAAAATTGATAATATAATATTGTTAACAACTATTTTTTATTTAGTAATCGGAGCAACTCTTTCCTTACTGTCATTTTTATCCAACAGTAATTTGATTGTGTTAAATCAAAAAAGCATATTAACAGAATTTGCCCACATAGATTACTTCTCTTTTTTTAAAACTGGACTAATATGTTTATTTCTATCTTCATTTATCCTCTATATAGGAACTACATTTTGTCTAATGGTGCTTAATTTAAAAATGTTTATAATTGAAAAATGGATAGTTATTATCGCAAAGATTTTCTCATCGATATCAATTATCATTCCAATGACATTGACGTTTTCTAAAGAGCAATTTAACGTAGCTACTACATTCGTATCTTTTATAGCTCTATTTTCGTTTGCTGTTCCTAAAACTTTTCAAAGCAAATCTAGCAACGCAAAGGTTAATGTAGAAAACACTGATAGAAAAAATGATGAAAGTTATTAAAAAAAATAATTCTTTCATTTATTGTCAAACCTTTCTTATAGACATTAGACTTTTTTAGTCAGTCCCTCCCGACTGGCTTTTTTGTTTTGTACTCAGCTTCATCCAGCCCTATAAAAATCCAAACCATGTACACAATCGTACCTATCAACGCTTGTCTGCTTCCCCAGAGGCCTAAAGCGTAGATGATTAGCGGTGCGCTGAATACTAGTGCTCTGTTGAATTTGCCCATTAACTTGCCTCCTTCAAAACATCTGAAGGCGATAAACTTTTTACACGATATTTGTTTGCGTCTTTCCACTTTAAAAACCAAATAAAAGTATGGTAATGAATAAATGTGGTTGAGTGACCTGGACGAAGTATTCCTTCTGCAAATTCAGGAATTGTTTCCATTTCCTTGCAGTATTCAACTAAAGTAGTTTTTGACATGCCGTGGAACTTCTCCAAGATTAAACTTTGTCGGTACCAGTCGTCTGGTTTTACTGCCTTCTCAGCAGCTTCTATCAGCTCTGAAAGTGTTGGTTTTTTCACTTATTATCCCTCCTAAAAATTATCGTTCCATACTCGATGTTTAACATTTCTTGAAGCTCTGATTTTGTAAGAATGATTTTATCTTCCAACGACTTTACCTCCCTCTACAATTCGTACATAGTGATAATCGAATCTATAATTCTGTTTGCTTCTGCAGAAGTCTTTTTACCGTTTAAAATTAAAGATAAGTAGCTTTTGCTAATTCCAAATCTTTCAGCAAGCATGGTGTAAGTTAAGAACTTTGAACTTTCGACATATTCTTTGATTTTTTCTCTATCTCGTTGAGTGATTTCTGCAATGTCAGTCATACTAAAACTCCTTTCTAACCAATTTCCTCTAAATCCATTTGAGGGTAATAGCCCTCTGCGATTAATAAGTTGTAAATAAACACTCGCCCTTTCTGTGTCCATTTGGTATTCATTACAACTTTAGTGCCGCCATCGGCTTTCGGTATCTCACTTGTGTGCGATTTTGTGTATCCTTGGTTCATATGTTTTCGGTAAAGTATCCATTGTCCGCTAACTTTATGCTGAACACCTAACTCGTTTAGCAATTTGTTTAGAGCAATTGCCGACATTCCGTAATCAGCTGCAATTTGAGAAGTAGCTACCGTATCTGTCGATGAAAGAATCGTATCTAAGTAGCTAATCTTTGGTTCGTACTCGGCAATTTGTTGTTCGAGTAATTGGTTCTTTTCTTCTAAATCCGCTGCTAAACGCAATGCTTGTGCAAAACTTTGAGGTACGTTTGAATAGCTACCTGTTTTTCTAATTGTTGGAAGGACTTCACTCGTTACCCAACGTTTAAATTTTTTGGCAGAGGGAAGTTTTGATTTTAAGATTAAACTGTAAAGGCCTGACTCGTTAATCAAAACAACTGCTGTTCCATTGACGGTGAACGAATCGTTCTGCGTCTTATCCTCCAAGTCCACATGATCTCGAATAGCTTTTTGCGGATTCGAATATCCTAGAACGTCTGCTACATCTTTTCCTACAAAATATGGTTCATCATTTACTAAAATAGTTCGAACTTCGTTTTGCTCGAAATTAAAAATTTGTGGTGTATTCATATTTCTCATTCCTTTCTTTGGTATAATTTCCTTATCAGTGTGACAGGCTGAAATAATTGTTAAGGAGGTGAAAATTTATGAAACCAGAATTTGTAATTACTATGCTTGATGGAGAAAAAATCAAAATATTTGCCGATACTTTGGTCGTTGGATACGATGATGCGTCAAATATCGAAGAAAAAGATGGAATGTTCTATTCTTCTCAAATTTACGTGAATACCTTGCAAGGTGATATTGGGGTATCTACTCTTGCAACATCAAGACCGCTTGTAGGTCTTATCGGCTTTTTGTCAAAAGCAACATTCTTTTCTCTCGGCGATGATATAGATTCGGATGAAACTGTCATCTATAAAACATCAGCTGTTAAAAGTATCGGTTTCAAATAGTAATTCTTGCTCGTTGATAGCGGAAGCCAACTTTTCTTCCAACACATCGGCGAGCTTTCTTTTTGTTGGATTCATTTCAAAGTTGATAGTCTTGAGAAGCATTTTTGCATCCTTAACTTTTTGTCCTTGCAATTCCTTGATGATTTTATCGGCTTGGCTATCAATTCCATGTGTTAGATCATCTATCATTTTTTGTACCTTGATTGTTTGGCTCATTTCCTTGTTCATTGTTTAGCCTCCTTTAATAAATGATTTTTTGTATTTTTTAATTTCCATAAATTCCTCAAATTGCTCTTTGGTATTATTACCACGACCATACATATTGTGAAATTCTTTATGGCAACTGACACAAAGTGTAACGCCGTTTGAAATCGCTGCGGATTTAGTTGTTGCATGGCTAAATCACGAATCACAAGTATCTACTAAAGGCGAATCAATTTCGCCAAAAGAAATTGTTCAAGCTTATTTAGATATTCATTATGCTGTTATCTATGGTCAGCTTCCAGAAGACCGTAAAAACGATGACTAAACGTGAGCTAAAATCTCTGCTATGGCTGCAACCATGGCAGAGTCTTCTTTATCTACCGCGTGTTCCATCGCCACTTTTGCTTGTTTCAGTATGTCTAATTTCAAATCTTCGATTTTTGCCGAGACTGTTTTTTCCATATTCTTCTCTCCTTTCTTTTATATTCGTAAACAAATTTAACAACTTTTTAAAAAACTGCGTTGACTAAATTAACATACAGTGTTAAAATCAGAACATAGTTAAATAAGACATATAAACATTGATTTTAAAAGCTTTCTTGGCGGTTGGCATTTATTAATCAATAGTGTTTTTTGTTGTCTTTTTAGTTGTTAAACTTGTTTACAAGAATGATATTAACACCTTTTGTTAAAATAGTCAACGAATTTTAACAAATAAAGTTAAATATTTTTTCTTGAACGAAAGGAATATTGATATGATAACGTTTGAGAGAATAAAAGAGTTAGCGAAAAAACAGGGAAAATCATTAAATAAAGTTGAAGAAGACCTAGGCTATGGTAAAAACGTCTTATATAGACTTAAGAACTCAAACCCCTCTACAGAACGTTTGCAAGAAATTGCTGACTATTTCGATGTCTCTGTAGACTATCTTCTGGGGCGCGAAGAAAAAGAAACCCCTAAACATGTGGATTTATCAGAAAACGATACTGTTTTTTCTTTTGATGGAAAAGAAATATCTAAGGAGACAATGCGTAAAGCGATTGCAATTGCTAAAGCTTTAGAGGAAAATGAATAGTTGGAGTGATGGGTTGTATGTATTTGAAATTGAAAGAAATGTTGAGCGAATACAATTTGAAAGTAGTTTACATGGAAATGAAAGAGCCTGGCTTCTATTATCCGAAGCCTAGAATCATTTTTTTGAATGAAAATCTATATGGCGAAACTGCAGAAGCCTTTCATTTATCTCATGAACTTGCACATTTCAGCGCCTCTCATTTTGAATTTTCAGTTTTGTACGATACTTCTACAACTTTTCACTCAAAATTTGAAACAGAAGCAGATAAAATAGCTATTCTAATTTTATTAAATATCTATATTGAGAACGAACTGACTGATGAATCTCAGTTTAACCTCGAAAAATTTATGGAATATTATTCTATTCAGAATAAGCTCAGATACACTTGTTATGCTGTCTGCCAATGCTATTTTAAGAAAAAATATTCTTACGCAAGGCAATATGTATGAATACATCAAGAATTATTAAAAAAACCGATTTCAGCAAAACATTAAAAAAGCCCGTGCTGGCACACGGACTCATACCTCATTTCTGAGATCGCAAATATATTATAACAAGAAGTGAGGAATATTTAAATGGCAAAAAAAGTTATGGGTCAAGACGGAAAAATGTATAAAGTTAGTAAACCTTTTTACAAAAAAGTATGGTTTTGGGTATTAGCAGTAATTTTAATTATAATTATTGGTTCTGCTTTAAATGGTGGATCAGATAGTAATAAAGCAAGTGATAATGGTGGCGAAAAAGTAACTAAATCTTCAACCTCTGCTTCATCTTCTAAAGAAGAAAAAAGCGATACCTTCTATAAGATTGGTGACACTGTAAAAGTTGGTGATGCTGAATATACACTAAATAGTGTAGAACTAACTGATGAAAGAAATCAATTTGAAGAAAACCAACCTGCACAAGTAGTAAAAATTACTTATACCGTAAAAAATGATGGCGATTCAGATATCCCTGTAGGTACAGATGTGGAAGTATATGGACCAGATGACAAAAAATCAGAGACATATGCCAACGAAAATACAATGGGATCTGTTGCTCCAGGAAAACAAATGGATGTAACTGCTCATTTCACGTTAAACCAAAAGGGAGAAATAGAAATCCACTTCTCTCCTTTAGTATCATTTGAAAAAGCAGCTATTTTTAAAGCAACTGTATAATAAATAAAAAACACGCCCCACCGTCCAGAGTAAGAGCGTGCTTTTAGAAAACAAACCTATATAGGTCTATTTGTTATGCCTATTATAGCAAATGATAGGAGATGTTAAAAGTGTGGGTTGAACAAACCAAAGATGGCCAATTCAAGTTTATTGAAAGATATGTAGATCCTTATACAGAAAAAACACGAAAAAAATCTACAACACTTACAAGTAATTCACCACAAGCGTGGAAAAAAGCTCAGAAAATTCTAGATAAAAAAATTAAAGAAGCACTCGAAAATTACAATAAATCAGATATCACTTTTGGTGAGCTGTATAAAGAATGGTATGAATATTATAAGCAGCATGTTAAACGTACTAGCTATTTGAAGGTTCCAATGATGATGAAACATGTTTCTAAGCACATAAGCGATGATACAATCGTTAGAAACATTGATGAGACACTCATTAATAAGATGATTGAAGATATGTACACTTTTGGTGATCTCTCACTGAACTACACAAAGCAAACAAAAACAACTCTATCCGTTATGCTAAACTATGCAATTGATAGAAAATACATTCAAAGAAACCCTGCTCTAGCAGTTAAAATCCATCCTAAAAAAGTGGAAGAAGAAAAAAGAAAGCTTTCTATGGATAAAAAATATCTGGAGAAAGAAGAAATTGATCAAATACTGAAACAGTTATATTCCAATCCTCGCAGAAAACTACACGGCATAATAGCTGAATTTCTATATTTGACTGGTTTGAGATATGGGGAATTGCTAGCTTTGCAAATGAAGGACTATGAGGATGGGAAAATTTCCATTAATGGGACCTTAGATTACACATCTGTGAAAATGGATAATGCTATAAAAACAACTCCAAAAAATACTTATTCGCAACGTGAAGTGCAATTACCCAATCGTGCAAAAGAATTGATTGAAAGTGTGATAGCTGACAATATTCTTGCAGGTAGACCCACAGATCCCGATCAATATATATTTATATCTACAAGTGGCACTCCGCTTACGCTGCACTCATTTAACGCTATACTCCATAAAGTAGAGGAAGAGTTGGAATTAGAAAAAAGTCTATCCTCACATATATTCAGACATAGCCACGTTTCACTATTATCTGAATTAGGCGTACCTCTTAAAGCCATTATGGAGCGTGTAGGGCATTCTGATGCAAACACAACTCTGTCTATTTATAACCATGTAACAAAAAGAGCCAAACAACAAGTAATTGATAAACTAAATAGCCTTTGA